CTCGCCGCTTGGCGGTGTATAGGCCGCCTCGATTAGTCGATTTTCCCACATTTAAAAACCCCCTGAGCGGCTAAGAACTAACGGCGAACTGCCGCTAGTGCGGGTAACTTCTGCGCGTCCTGTTTCGTCACGGATCACAACTTCGCTACGCTCGGTGCGGTTCGACTCCGTTATCATTCGTGCGGTTCGCTCCTGCGGCCCTACAGTACGTAGCGGTACGCCGTTAGCCCCCGCGCCTTGTTCGTCTTCATCATCGCCAAAGCCAAAGAAGCCGCCGATCGAATCAACGCCCTCGCTAATCATTCCGACCGTCTTGTCGTAGAACGCCATAATGTCGCGGAATATGCCTTTAATCGTTTCCATAGCCGACTTAAACGCGCTGATAATCCCGTCGGTCTTGCTCTCGAACCAGTCGAATACACCGCCTAAAACGCTCTCGAATACGTCTTTTACGCCGGTCCACAGATCAACGAAAAACGTTTTTATAGACGTCCAGTTCTCTTTAATCAACGTGGCCGCTGCAATGAACCAGCCGATTGGCCCCATGACTGCAGCGATAGCGATTTTAACAGGCGTAGAAAGCCCGAGAAACGCGTCTTTTAATTCGTCCCAATAAACGATAGCCGCAGCGATAGCGGCGATCAGCGCGGTTATGCCAAGCACGATAAGGCCTACAGGGTTCATAGCCATGACGATATTCACGGCTGTCATAATGGCGATAAAGGTTTTGAGGATTGCGCTAAACGCTATGAAGACGCCAAGACCAATAGCAATGCGCTTGGTCCACATGGCGATCGTCTCGAAGTTCTCAACCAAATAGACCACGCTGTCGACTACCTTGTCGACCCACTGCGATACTTTTAGCTGTATAAGTTCTTTGTTCGCTGCTACAAACTCTTGAAAGCGCTGCAGCAATGGCTCCAAGCGGCCACCAATAAGGCCGGCGATTAACTGGCCCAAGCTAGAAATAAACCGCGTCGTAAAGCCTATGGCGTCGGTAAAGCGCATAGCCCCGCGCCGGCTTTCTTCGGTCTGTAAGTTTAGGGCATTATAGCGGGCGACAATCTCGTCCACGCTTTTACCTTGCTGGCGCAGTACGCTTATAACTTTGTTGGCCTCGCCGCCCATTAGAATATCGACCGCGCTCGCTGCTTTTTGAGCGTCCGACATTTGCAACGCCGCATCAGTTATGCGCTTGAACTGTTCTTCTGGCGCTAGGTCTTTTAATTCTTTAAAGCTGAGGTTCAGCACCGCTAGCGATTCCTGCACGGGTAGCGTCTGCTGCAGCCCTCGGGATTCGCCAAGCTTGTTATTCATTTCTTCAACTAGATCGATAATGTTATCGACCTCAAAACCCGCGCCGGATATAGCGCCTGCTAGCCCCTCGACCGTATCGACGGACACGCCTACAGCCTCCGACATGCGGGAAGTTCTCGAAGTGGTTTTGTTAATGGCAGTAACGGCGGCAAAAGCGGCGGAGCCAATAGCAGCGATTGCACCCGCAGCAACGGCACTAAAGCGGCCAGCGCCTTTAATGATAGCGCTAAGCCCACGGTCTACGCGTTTTAGCGAAGCCGTGGCAGAAAGTGAAAATTTCTTTACGCGGTTCTGCATTCGATTAACGGGGGCGGTGAAACGGTCAACCGCGTTAAACACCGCGTCTATTGAAAACCTGGACATTTTAACCCCCGTTATTTTTTAGGCTGGGTATGCTGCTCTAACTCTGAGCGTATACCGTCGTAGAAAAACCGAATTTCTGACGCGCGCAATTCGTGGATCGGGGGTAAGCTGGCATAGTCTCGGCATATCTGTAGCAGCATTTCACAATGAATACGCATATTGCTGTTGCCGCCCTCTTGCCTGTAAAGCCTACGAGACAAACCCCCGCGCACGACACAAACGCGCGTCAGGCCATAAAAAGCCCGGTGATAGCTTGGCAGACTTTCAAATCACGCTTACGCATGTTGGTGTAAACGTTGACCGGTACGTCT